ACAACACAACCGTACTCTGCCATCTTGTTCATAAATGCTTTTTCTGCTTTAGTAGCCATATTGCTCCAAGTCTATTTTAAATCCTAATGTGTATGCAAATTGACATACTTTGTCATAATACTCAGCGAACTGTTTAATATTAAGTTTAGTTGTAGATGGTACAACAACTACTTCATCACCTAATAATTCGTTTTTATATGATAGATATTTATATGCCATCATAGCATGCATCTCTTCAGAGCCATAACCTAAAAAACTACCTAACTCAGTTATTAATGCCCAATACATTTTATTTTGTTGTATAGACCTACTATCTTTATGCTCTTTAATGCTTACATCATAGAATTTAGTAGGGTCTAGACTACCAAAGAGCGACTGAATCGACTCGTTTTCGCTTCCTGATATCTTCTTCGACTTTGTCATAGTTTTTACTCCTATAAACTTTATTTGTTTTTAAATCTGTAGCTTTGAACTCTACTTCTCCGAATTCTGCTTTTATAGCTTTTATAAAATCTTTGATTAACATTACCATTTTTCTCCGTATGCAAACGTTTCAGAATCGAATGAGAATCCCCAACGACCTTCTTTACCATTTCCATGACGTTGTTTATTAAGGTATACAACACAATCCGGCTGCGACATAATATCTTCATCAAAACCTCCTTCAATTCTACATTCTTCTTTAGCTTTATTTCTATGTACAGATATAACATTGTCTGCCATGTTAGTTAGGTTTGCAGAACCTGCTACATCAAACTTAGAAGGGCTACCATGTTCATCAGCTGTTTTTCTACTATGAGCAACTAAGAATATATGTATACCTAAGTCTCTAGCAGCTACAGCCATTTTATTAGCAAAAGCTTTTTGTCCATTTAAATCATCTTCATTAATACCTACTTTCATAAGACTATCAATAACAAACAATTTAATGTTTAACTTCTCAGCTGCATAATATATAACTTCTAATACTTTCTTTGTAGATGTCTCACCTTCAGCATCATACAAATATAATTTATGTTCTACTTTAGATATAAAGTCATCTATATATACTTTAGTAGGATTAGGATTACCTGTTTGCATTAACATCCTACCTAGAGTTGCACGTGGTGTCATCTCGAATGAACCAATCAAGGTCTTATTATCCTTTAATAGATGCAACATTACGTAACTCAACCACATAGTCTTACCATGACCACTATATCCTGATACGATAGTTAACTCACCTAATCGAACTTTAAAATCATCTAATGTTTTTTCGAAGGGTAAAGGTATACCACCGTTTAAGTCATCACTAAAATATGATTCAACTTCATCTGCATATTGACTTGGACTTTTAATCTTTGTGTGTTCTGAATTGTCTCGCTTATCCATGTAGCCAGCAATCTGTTTATCTGTAACTATAATATCTTCTAATGTTTGACTACTTTGTATGTCCATATGCACTCCTTACATTGTTTACAGCTTTTAACAGTCTATCATGTTCTTTGTCATTGAGTGGTTTGCCTTTGCGAATATCACAAGATGCTAAACCTATTATAAGAACTTCATCTCTAATCATCTTAAGAACAGAGTAAGGATTAAAGCCTGTTTCTTTTATGTTATTGTCATGTTCATTAGACGGTAGAATATCTTTCCATTCTAAACCAACTGAATCAAGTATAGATTTCACACTACACCCAGCAAAGCAGTTCATCATGATTCTATCACCATCTCCCTGTTTAATTCCTAACGAGTTTGAGTTGTCGTCGTGCGCAGGGCAACGACACGAATACTGTCCATTGCCCGATTCACGAACTCCATCAAACCTAGATAATACGTCTTGTATATAAATTTTTAAGCTCCTTTCGACTTATTTTGTGTTTGACTTTGTTTTTCTTACATGCACCATGCACTGTTTCTCGATCGATACCACACCACCAAGAATCTTTGTCCCACATTTTTGCCTTATCTCCACATGAGTTGCATACTCTGTTTTTCATTTGACTCTTAGTAGGTACCATTAGAATGGTACTTCCTCACCTTCTACTGCAGCATTATTTACATTAGCATTTGCACTACCAGCATCTTTAGCTTGTACTTGAGGTTCTGATATATTGCCGCTTAAGTATTTAATACCACTAGCTGCTTCTCTTACCCATGCAGCCATACGCATTTCTTTTCCACCTTCCAGTGTAATTGTACCAGTGTAGTCTGGTCTACGTTCATTGTCACCTTTTTCATTTTTAAACATTGCGAATGAATTGGTGTTGTCATACTCTGCCATATTACTCTACTCCTTTTTTAAGGTCATTAACTAAATTATCGATTTCTACATCGAAGTCTCGTACTACCATTTCTAACTCAGAGATAAGTTTATCATCTCTGTCTACCTTTAACCAACGTAGCTGTTGTGCTTTAGGGTAGTCTGGGTGGTATGATGCAAAGTAACCGTAGTCAGCTTCACAGCATGCCATTTGCCATTGAATTTGGTATATATATCTTTTATCCATTTTCTTTGACAATAAATTATAAGCATGAGTTACTGCAGTAGGACATTTAATCTCTAATACAGCATTCTCATCTCTAAGTAAACCGTCAGGTGAAGCGCTAGCCATCTCTATGGTTGGATGATTAAAGCTACCACATAATGCAACTTCTTTACCTGTTACTGCTTCAAACAAATCTCTAGCAATAGGTTCACGTTCAACTCCATCATGCATAGCTTGGTTCATAAATGTAGAACCAGCAGGTTTACCTGTTAATCGTTCTATAGCTAATTCCATCCTAGCTCTAGTTTTATATGTAGACTCACCATATTTTGTTTTTTTCATTATATCATTTAGTCTAGACGCAGATATTTTACCCAATCTAGCTGTAAACCATTCATCACTACCTTGTATAACTTCTCTAGTATCTATTGGTAAAATTTCTTCTACTTGAATTGTTGTCATAGTTTAAAATCCTCCTTTTGTTGTTTAACAGCATTCTGTACTTCATCTGCTGATGCTAATGAGGTATCTATTCCAATGCCTACTAAACCTAAAGCTCTACCAATTGCAGATGTTTCACAATTTTCTATATAGCTTGTTTTATTAATAAAGCTAGAACCTTCTTTCTCGTAAGCATGACCTGTAGCTAATAGAACACCGTCTACAGTAATCTTTGCTTGGAATAATACTTGACCATCAGCGTTAGCCATAATCTGTGTAAGAATCTGACCTTTAGGATATAACCTTCTGAACTCTTTTACACGTTCATTAACTGTTATATAATCAGTACCTTTAATATCTATTGATTTCATATTAACTCCTGTAAGTTGTTAGTATATATTGTAAATATAGTCGCATAAGTTATTGATTAAGAACAAACTCAGCAGCTCTATTCAATATTTGATTAAATGCATAGTCTCCATGACTATGTTGATTGTAGTACTCAAAAGCTTTATGTCTCATTTCATCTCTAAGAACATTGTCTCTCTGTAGTTTAGATATATTACACATGAGTTCTTGCATGTCACCACCTACCTCTGGTGCCCATAGAGTACCTGTATCTTTATCTTCAGTAAGTTGATTACCTGTATGAGGGTTCATACAAGCATCGCCGTAGGCTTTTCTAAAGATTGGTATAGTACCACTAGCTGCAACCTCAAGGTGAGTGTATTCTAAGAATGATTTGATGAATCTTGGGTCTAGATAAGTAAGTTGAAATCCAAATGCACACTTACTTAGTCTTTCCATCATGTTATGGTGATTGTAAGGGTCAAGTACATAAGGCTTACCTATTTGGAAGTCCATATCGAATGCACCATTTACTTCATGGAAATCAAAGTCTTTTCTAAATTGAACAAAACCAATTGACTTTTCTAAACCTTCTAATGTATACTTAGCTTTATATTGATTAGCTAAGTCAAATACGATATCCATACCTTTCCAACCAGTACATCTACCTATCCATTTTAAATGGTCTACATCTTGTTCTTCAATAGGTTTCCAATACTTATCTTTGATTCTTTGCATATTCATACCATTAATATACTCTACAATATCTTTACCTGACTTAGCCTTAACGTATGTTGCAAATTTAGATTCTTTATTGAAAGCATATATAACATTAGCTCTATCAATAGTTTCCATTAATGCTGCATTTCTACTAATAGACTGCATGTTATGGTCATGCTGAATCATGTGCATAGGTTTTGTAACTCTATTTAATAATTCAATATAGTTATCTATACATTCTTGTGGATGACTTTTACTTGGTAATGAAGATATAAAAGTACAATCAGCTTTATTACAAGCTTCAACTATCTTCTCAATACCAAAGTCTTCTTGACCTCTAGCTGGTTTATTACCCCATTTCCATTGATGACATGTATCATCCATTTCATGAGCTTTATGTCTTGACCATTTCTTATCTAATGGTGCAT